AGACTTCGGTGTGGTCTCCATCTACGTCGCTCAATAAGGAGGGCTGATCATGTCCCAACTCAAAGCAACTCGTGGCGCGCAGAAGCCTTCCGTCGCCGAATTCGTCTGGTCGTTCAACCAGTGGGTCATCGACTCCGTGGATGGCGTCAAGAAGACTTTCGGTTCTACCGTCGCCAACTCGACCGACCCCAACGAATCCGGCCTCACTCCGGGTACCGGCGTGGTCTTCGACGCGATCCCGATGCCCCTTGGCGCCGTGGTTACCGGCGGCGAACTGATCGTCGAAACCGCCTTCGTCGGTATTGGCGCCGGCGCAACCATTACCGTCGGTATCGCCGGTGACACGGCTGCGCTGTTGGCCCCCACCGATCTGGATGCAGCTATCGCTGGCTCGCGCACGGCGCTGCTCCTGACCAAGCCGCTGGTCTCCAACGGTGGCCAGAACGTCCGTATCACGACCGCTGGCCTGACCGCCACGGCAACCGCCGGTAAGGCGCGCCTCCGCGTGCAATACACCATCGACGGTCGCCAAGACGAAGTCTGCGCTGTTTAAGCAGTGACCTGACGGAGGCTTCGGCCTCCGTCCTTCAACTCTCTGGAGAAATATCAAATGTCCGAGTTTGTTCTTAACCGGAACTACACGCACCGCTCGACCAGCGGCCACATCATCAACTTCGTCAAGAATGAACCGGTCTACGTACCGCCTGTCTGTCGCAAGGAAGTGACGATGCTCGGCGCGGTCTCGATGGATGAAACCATTGACGTCCTCGGCGCGGAAGCCACAAAGAAGCCGGAACTGACGCCTGACGAACGCCGTGAGGCGCTGATCAAGGCCTTCAAATTCCTGCAAGAACGCAATCACCGCGGTGACTTTACCGGTCAAGGCGCTCCGTCCGTCACGGCCCTGAAGAAGGTCATCGAAGATTTTGAAGTGGACAAGAAGGAAGTCGAAGAACTCTGGGCTGTCTACCGCGAAGAGCAGAACTCCTAAATGATTGCCCAAGAGCTGTACAACCAGTTTCGCTCCGACATGGTGGATACGGCAAAACCGTATCTGTGGTCGGACACGGACGTCTTTCGTTACATGAACGACGCGTACCGCATGTTCGTACGGCTCACGGGCGGCATCGCCGATTTCACCTCTGACCTCTCCCGTGTTGCCATTTCCGCGGGAGAGGCCACGTCTCCGATGGACTCGCGCATCTTGCGCGTCATGGAGGCGTATCGCCTGTCCGACGAGGCCAAGATCGAGGTCATCAACCAGTCGGACATGACGTTCTCGCAGAGCACTGACTACGGCCGCACCCGTCCGCTGTTCTTGGACAGCACGCCCGGCCCGGTACGCTACCTGATCATCGGCGCCCAGCGTAACGTCGCGAAGTGGGTTCAAGTCCCGCTAACTGACGACGTGGCCCAGCTATTTGTCTACCGCCTGCCGAAGGACACCATCGATCCGCAAGACCCGGATATGGACTTCTCCTTCGGCGAGATCGGTGAAGAACACCACACGCATCTCTGCCTCTGGATGCAGCACCTAGCTTACCGGAAGGCCGACGCCGACACCTTCGACCGCGGTCGTTCCGACGAATACAAGGCCCTCTTCGAATCCTACTGCGCGATGGTGCGGGCGGAGTGGGAGCGGTACAAACACAAGACCCGTGTGGTCACTTACGGGGGGCTCTGATGCCTGATAAAGACCCTGCCAACTGGTCGAGCGCCACGTGGGCGCTTGCGATTCTCATGCCGCTCGGCGGCGGCTTCATCAACTGGTACGCCCGTGTCAAGACCGGGCACACCAGAGCATTCAACATCCTTGAGCTTCTTGGCGAGGTATTCACAAGCGGCTTCGTCGGTCTGTGGGTGTTCATGCTCCTCGCCTCCTACGACCAACCAGCCGGCCTATGCGCCGCCGCGTCTGGGGTGTCTGGGCACATGGCAACACGCCTGTTGTTCCTGATCGAGCGCGCTGCCGAGCAAAAGTTCGGGAAGATGATCGGCGAAGACAAATGAACCTCTCCATCAAGGGCGATGCCTTCTACGTCGATAACGTTTTCCTTTGTCACTGCGCGGCCGGAAACGGGCGCCAAAAACTACCGACCGGACGATTTGAAACCGCGATGCAGTACTCGCATACCCATGGGAAAATTCTCGCCGATGCCTACGGCCTAGGATGGATTGGCGCTGAACCCGGTTGCGACATCATTTTGGGGTCTGTACGCGGTCGGGCTAGCATCGTGCCGTCACAAGGTTCTCTCGGCCGCCTTCTCGCCCTGCTTGAAGTCGCCGAAGGTGCCGGAAACACCGTCTGGCTGGAGGTGGTGAAATGAGAGATTACGCATCTCTGTTATCGAGCGCGAACGTCAAGGCGTTTCTGGCGCTCATCAAATACACCGAAGGCGCGGGATACCAGACGCTATTCGGCGGTGAGAAATTCACATCGTTTGATGACCACCCGCGTCGGTCGATTACGAAAAAGCTGGGCGGGCGACCGATCACCTCGACGGCCGCCGGCGCCTATCAATTCCTGAGCCGTACATGGGATGAATGCGTCGTCGCGTGTTCGCTGGATGACTTTTCGCCGGTGTCTCAGGACATTGCCGCGCTCTATCTGATCGACCGGCGTCGTGCGCTTGATGCGGTGCTCGAAGCCGACTGGAAAACGGCAATCGAGCGCTGCAGCCGTGAATGGGCCTCGCTTCCCGGATCGCCCTACGGACAGCCGACCAAGACGTTGGAAACTTGCCTATCATTCCTCTACGCAAACACGAAAAAGGAGGAAGCCCCGGCTCCCGTCCCTTTCTCCCAACCCCAACCGGAGAAACCGTCATGGTTCCGTTCGTTGCTGCAGCTATTCCGGCGCTGATTCAAGCCGCCCCGGCCTTGATCCGCATTTTCGGCGGCGGCGAGCAGTCGGAGAAGAACGCCCAGGCCGCCGAAAAAGTGGCTGAAATCGCCAAGGAAATCACGGGCGAGACGACCGTTGAAGGCGCAGTCAATGTGCTCGGCGCCGATCCGGTCATCGCCAGACAGTTCTCCGACGCCGTTGAGGCGAAGTGGTACGAACTGACCGGAGAAGCGGGCGGTGGCGGCATTGCCGGCGCACGCAAGGCCGATGCCGCAGCCGTTTCCAGCGGCAAGGCCTGGCAGTCGCCAGCCTTGTGGGTATCCGCCGCCCTGCTGCCGCTGGTCTATCTGGTGGTTGCGGCGGTGCTGTTCGGCGAAGGCTGGACGAACGACATCCGGGCGATGGTCGTGTCGTCAATCATCAGCCTGGTGCTCGGCTCGGTGACCGGGTTCTTCCTCGGCACAAGCTACGGCAGCCAGCGCCGGGCCGACGCGATGGTCGGCGCCCAGGAGGAACTGAAATGAACGGATCACTACATTCCGAGCCTCGGGGGTAAGCATGGCGGTTAAAAAGACGCTCAACATCGTTCGCGGCAAGACAACTAGCCTTGTCATCCGATGGGAAACTACGCCGGTTGTCTCGAAAGCGATCACGGCCATTTCGGCTGCTACGGGATTTCCTCGCCTGACTGTGCCTTCGCATGGCGTAAAGAACGGCTGGCGTGTCTACGTGTCCGGCGTGCAGTCTCCGAAGCAGATCAATACGCAGAACAACCCGCCACGCAGTTCCGACTACCGTGAAGCAACGGTCATTGACGCCAACACCATCGAGTTCAACGGGCTGCTTCCGGTCGATGAAAACGGCCGCGATTGGGCGGCCTATACCTCCGGCGGATTCCTTCAATACAACACGCCAAAGAGCCTCGCCGGAGCAACGGTGCGCGTCAAGGTCAAGGACAAAGTGGGCGGCACCGTGCTGCTCTCGACGCAAGCCGCCGACACCCCGCTGAACCTCATCACGGCAACTGCCGACGACACGAACAAGGCCATCACCATCGAAATTCCTGCGTCAGCTACCGAAGACCTGACCTGGGACAAAGGCGTGTGGGAAGTCGAAGTCGAGTTCGGAACCGGCGTCGTTGAATCCGTCATCGCGCCCTCGCCCGTCGTGGTGGGGGATGAAGTCATTACCCCGTAAGGAGAGTACCAATGTCACTATCCAACGCCTCAGAATCCGACGCCCTCGACATCTTCCTCGAAGGCATCGACCCCGCCTGGCGCGCTGGCGCCACCGGCTATCTCGCCCTCGTCACCGGAGCCTCGGTCGACGAAGCCGCTCCGCTCGCCAACGAATGCACCTACACCGGCTATGCTCGCATCGCCCAGACCAAGGCAACCGCCTGGAGCGGCAGCGGCGACACCCGCACCAATGCCAACCTACTGCAATGGGGGAAGCGAACCGATGGCGGCGCCACGCAGACCGCCACACATGCCGTCTGGTGCGACACCGCATCCGGGGCGATCAACATGGCCATCATCATCCCGCTCGACGACGATCTGCCAATCTCGCTCAACATCCGCCCGCAGATCGAGGCCGGCGGACTGACGGTCAATGCCGCCTAAAATGGGATTCAACGGCACCCGCGACCTGATCCTTGCTGAGCAGGAAGGCCGCACCCACTTTTGCAGCTTCCGCAAGGTGCCGTCGCAGGCATCGGCGGCGCTTGGATGGGTCGACCTGTCTATGGCCGCCGGCAACCCGCTGCCGCAGTATTACGCTGCCGCGCCGCTCGAAGCCGCCCGCCTTGACGGCATGCGCGGCGTCTTCCACGGCGCCGACAAGGCGCCGAGCACCATGCACCTCACCGACTGGAACGTCGCCACGCCGACCGCCAACTGTGTCGGACGCCTCAAGGCGCTGCGCCACGGCCTGTATTACCCGTTCATCGGTGGCGATTCGCTCGATCAGCAGGATTTGGTCAACGCCGTCGCCGCGCTCAACCCGCCGCCCGGTGGCTGGAAAGTCATGATCGTCGCCGTCGCCCCGACCGCCGGCGGGGGTACGCTCACCTTCAACTACCTGCGCAACGGCGTCGAGAAAACCTCTCCGGTCATCGCGCTCAACACCGCCGTCGTCAATATCGCCAGCATCGCCACCAGCGACCCGGCCGTCACTGCTGGTGGCCTGCCGTTCGCCCGCCTAGCCGAAGGCGACACCGGCGTCGATTCGCTGGTCAGCGTCACCTTCCTGTCACCCGCCGGTGGCCTCTTCGCCTTTGTCCTGGTCGATCCGCTGGCTGACATCGCCACGCGCGAGATCAACACCCCGACCGAAAAGAACTTCGTACAGACGCACCCCGGTGCGCCGCGCATCTTCGACGGCGACTACATCAACTTCATCGGCAACTGCACCGGCAGTGTCGCCGCCGGCATCTTCGCCGGATTCTGCAAATTCGCCTGGAGCAAATAACATGGGCTACACCTCCCACGACGACCTGCTGACCCAGCTCAGCGCCGGAAAATACCTGCGCGCCGAAGGCTCGAAGATCACCAGCCCGGCCCACACCGCCGGCGGCTGGCATCTGCTGGTCGGCAACGCCGGATCACCCAACGCAGGCGCCTTTCCCGGCACGACGCTTACCTGGCAGGACTGCAACGAATCCACTGGCGACGGAACCGGCATCATCGGTATCCAGCATGGCGGCAACCCCGGCGGCTCAGCCACCAAGCACCTGCTGTCGGTCGGCGCCTCGCTGGTCGCTGCGGCCGGCGCGCCGTGGCAAGCCAAGCTGGTCGATTTGATTGGCTACTACAAGTTGACTGGCACCGATGTCACCGGCACTAGCGCCCGCACGCTCACCGGCACCCCGACGCACCGCTACGCCAATGGTGCCGGCGTGCAAGCCTGCATCGTCAGCGTCACCGCGCCCACCGCCGGCGGCCCCAACCTGTCCGCCTCGAGCTACACTAATGCCGGCGGTACTGCCTCGCGCGCCTTCCAGGGCTCGCCAAGCTGCGGCGCGGCGGCCGATGCCTACGCTACCCGCGTCATCCACTCCGGCAACGCCGCCGGCCGCTACGGCCCCTTCCTGCCGCTGCAGGGCGGCGACACCGGCGTGCGCAGCATCCAGTCGCTCACGCTCTCCGGCGGCACCGCCTATACCGGCTCCGGCGTCCTCGCCGTGTGCCTGGTCAAGCCGCTCGCCGACATCAGCATCCCCGTCTCCGGCATGTGGTCCGAGCGCGACCTGGTCAACCAGATCAACAGCCTGCCCAAGATCGCCAACGGCGCCTGTTTGGCATGGATGCTCTTCAGTACCGGCGCCACCACAAACAATTCGCCATTTACCTTCGCCCTCGATGTGGGCTGGGGTGGCTGATGCTGCTCGCTAACGGAGTCCGTGCTGGAGGCGGCCCCTACCGGTTTTCCGGTGGCGCTGGCGCACTCGCCATTGAGCGCGCCAAAGCGGCCTCGCCCGCGCTGGCGCTCGGCTTCAACATTGGCGAGGCCACCGTAGTCAGCGGCGAAAGCGTCTCGAACATTCACGGCATCCCGTCCGGCACCCCGCGCGGTTGGGTGTTGCCGGTCAAGGGCGGTGCGCTCAAGTCCTACCGCCGTACTGATGTGGCGGTCGACGGCGCCGCAGCGGCTGAATTGGGCTACCCGGCGTCTGGCACGGCCACCATCACCATCGACGGCAGCGCCATCGGCGGCCTCATCGTCGGCGCCACCGGAACCGCCACCATCAGCATCGACGGCACGGCGGCCATCGTCGCCACGCTCAACAGCACCGGCACCGCCACCATCAGCATCGACGGCAGCTCCGCCCTCGGCGCCACCGCCTCGCTGACCGGCGCATCCACCCTGACCATCGACGGCCACGCCGAAATCATGGCCCTCGGTTACATGACCGGAACAACCATCGAAACCGGCGAACTGACACCGGCCAGCATTGCCGCTGCCGTGTGGAACGAGCTGCTGGCGAACCATCAATTGACCGGCAGCGCAGGCAAGGCTCTATCCACGGCGTCTACCGGCGGCGTCGATCTGGTTGCACTCGCCCAAGCAATTCTGGACGCGGCCCAAACGAACCCTATCCACGCCGATGTGCAGAAGATGAACGGGGCCAACGTTATCGGCGATGGTACGGCCGGCGACAAGTGGCGAGGCGAATGATGTTCGACGAAACCTCCTTCTCCATTGACGCCTTTGCGCAGGACGCATGGCTATTTCTGCTCGATGTTCCGTTCTTCGACCTAACAGGTAAGCAGCGTATTTATGTTCGGTCGGTAGTCGATTCCATCTACCTATCCTCCGAAGCGGAAAAGATCATTTCTTTTGCGGGGGCGAACAATCTGTCCGTCGTCGACGCTGCGACAGCATTGCGAGTCAGCACGGCTCCATTGCGAACCGTCATCGAAGCAGCCAAAAAACGCGCTGTAGAACAAATTCAGCGCCCCGCAACGCGCTTGAAAAGCACCAAGAACACGCCGGCTTACGTCGTTTCAACGAAGCACTCGCTTGCCTGCACAAGCGAAACACAAGCGGTCAGTGTCTGCGCCACCAAGGAACAGATCGCGGCCGTGGCTGCTGTCAAGAACCTGATCGTCAATCACACCAAGGAGTAATTATCATGGCAGGAAAAACCGACGTATTCGAGCTTGATATCCTCAAGCTCATTTTCAACGGCACGGCGATTGCGAACATCGCCGACAATGCTGCTACTTCGCCGCTTACCAATCTGTATATATCGCTGCACACGGCAGACCCGACCGACGCCGCAGCATCTGGGCAGAACACCAACGAAACGACCTACACAGGGTATGCCCGCGTAGCCATCGCGCGCACCACGGGCGGATGGACGTGCTCGACCACTGGCGGCGTAACGACGGTTGTCCCTGTGGCGAACATCTCGTTCGGCACTTGTACCGCTGGTACGGCCACGATTACCCATGTCGGCATCGGAACGTCAGCCTCCGGCGCTGGCAAGTTGCTGTTCTCCGGGTCTCTGTCTCCGGCTATCGCTGTTGCCGTTGGCGTCGCTCCGCAACTGACTACCGCGTCCACCATCACCGAGGATTGATAGGTGAGCGCCTACAGCGACTTCATCTTGGCGCAATCCCCGGTCGCTTACTGGCGGCTTGGGGAATCGTCCGGGTCGAGTGCTGCTGATGCAAGCGGAAATTCCCGCGCAGGGACTTATTCTGGATCGTACACACTAGGCGCATCTAGCCTGATTCCGTCAGATACGGGAGACACTTCGCTTGGGGTTGCTGGCGCAGGGTACGTTTCTGTCGCCCACGATAGTGCGTTTGTAACGTCATCTGCGTTCACTTTAATTGGACGATATAAGCGAACATCAACAACAGGAGACCACTGCTTTTTCCATAAAGGGGATACCTCAGTTGGCGGACAGCAGGGGGTTATGGTATCCGCTCTTTCTGGAACAAATGATGTATCTGTAAGTTTCTTCAACGGAGGGTGGTTTGGCGCTACTGCGTCTGGAGTTATCCCAGGAACGGATGCTTTTTCTTTTGCATTCGTCTATCTTGGTGGAACTTCTGCAAAAGTTGTTATAAACGGTGTAGCAACAAGCATCACTCTTCCTGCCGCGCTTCCGAACTCAACGCGGTCGCTAAATCTGTTTAGCCTTAAACAAACATCCTATGGCACATATTTCGTCGGCGGAGGTGATGATGTAGCGTGGTTCGGATCGGCGCTGTCCGACGCTACGCTGTTGAGCATACATCAGGCGGCGATCGCTAGCGATACGGGCAACTTCTCGATCAGCTCAGGTTCTTCTCCGTCGTTCCGGGCGGGGTCTATGGTGAGCCTATCGTCTGGCAGTTCCTTCACGCCGCAGACTTCGTACCGGGCCTTTGCCATCCAGGGCAGTTCCATCGTTGCACCTGTCACAAACCAAAGAAATTTCGCCATCGCCGGGTCGTCGTCCCCGTCGATACGCGCGGGTACTATGTTTTCGCTATCCGGGTCGTCGACGCTTACAACCGACGCAATGGCACTTGTGCGGTCAAAGGCGACTATCGATAGTGGAACTTCCATGAATGTCCCAGGCGGCGCTATCTTCACGTCGGCAGCAGTAGTTGCGACACGATCAGCGACCGCATTCAAAGGCAGCTACAACGCCAGGGCGAAGATGGTTGTCTCCGGAAAGACGACCTTGGCGGTGCGTAGTGGAACGCTGAGCAGGGTTGTTGCTTCGGTGTTCTCGGGGTCGTCACTGTCGTTCAAGCACGTTTCTGTAAAGCCGGCCGCTGCCGCCATCGGCTGCGGTTCGGCGTTTTCTTTTTCTGGCCGTGCAGTATTTCCGGCGCCTTTCTCTATTGGTTCAAACACTGGATTCTCTCCGGTGGCGATGTCGACAAAGCCATCGGTGTTCAGCGGTGCTTCTTCTGCGACATGCGCCTTTGTTTCAGCCTACTCGCTTGTCAATGTGCCGGGCGAACCAGATTTCACGGCGCACGTATTCACCAAGCAAGATAGTGTTTCCGTGGTGAGTGCCTGATGTCTTACAAAGACGACGACAAGATAGTTTTCCCGACACGCAAAGGGGAGCCAATCGGCACCTCGGCAGAGCGGAAGATGCTCGACAATGCGAGGGGCGCGCAAGGTATCGTAGAGCGAGTCAGAGAGCTTCCTGACGGGAGCCGGGTCAGATTGAAAACGCGCGCCGGGTTTCCCGATTTCGTTCGCGAACCATCTGGTCGAAGCACCGACGTGCTGTATGAGTACAAATACGCCTACGGCCTGGTCGACACCAAGTTCTCTATCTCCGGTTCCGGAAGTGACTTGTCGCTCGGCGGGCCGCTGCGCAATCTGATTGATGAAAACGGGCTGGTCAAGTCGGACGCCAAAACGATCCTCAAGGACAACATTACTTGGAAGGCAGCGCTGTTCAACGACCTTCCCACCAACTACAGCGGGTTGATGCGGCGTGTTGCACAAGTCCGGCATGGCGCGCACGTCAAGAAGGTATCGACCGGCGGCGCTAAGGCCCGCGCCAGCAAGTACAGTGTGGACGACACCTATTTCAGCTACGCCACCAGCGATGGGATATATGTCGACAACGATAGTGGCCGGCGGTGGGTGATTGAGGTCGATGGAACAGGCGTCTACAGGATTCCAATCCATTTCGTCAAAGAGCTTCCGGCAGTGTCCGGCGGGCAGAACTGGCGCGATGCAGAGGCGTCGATATTCGCCGGCAACACCTATGAAGCGGCCGTTAATCTGCTTACGCCCTACTGGACTATCAAGCGGTTCAACAGAGCCGACAGGGCGCTGATAGGCAGCGCACCGCCATGCTACTCCGACGGTTACATAACGTGGTATCCGTGGCTTGGCTGGGCCTTCAATTATGATGGATCGAAGGCGACAATCGTTTGTTTGCGCAATGACCCAAGCGATGCGTCATGGGCGCAGACAACGCTTTTCGACATAACGATAACCGCAATTGATGGGGTTCCAAGCTACGCTACATGCGCGTCGTCTGAAACAAGTCGCATCGCCACAAACCGTAATGATTACGACTATGAAGGCGACGGGATATTCCAGGTCGCTGACACCTATCCTGGTTTTTGCAGCACAATATCCATGTTCCACGCGAGCGCTCCAGCACTCGAAGCGGTTATTTTTTCGTACTACGCGCCGAGCGGAACGAAAAAGCTGTTCAAGTACAAAAACTACGCCACAACACCCGTTTCATTATCTGCGGACTACTCTGGCGTAGTGAATGTTCCAATCACTAACGTCGGGTGGTGGTCGGGCGGCGCGTATTCGTCATACGACGGGACTAAAACCCCATCCCTTGGCGTTGTCTCTGAGACAGAGACCGGGTTTTCTGGCGGCGGGTACGACTTTTCAGGAGATGCGCTGACTCCTCTGTATGGAGCAGACGAAAAATCGGTTTCGCGCTCTGACGTAGTTCGCAGAGAGGCCGGAGTCGGCGGGTGGATGACATACGCCGGGTCGCCGCCATACACAGGGAAGATAACGAGCTTCGCCGACGGCAGCACAGCCTACGTCGACTACGATGGGTATTCTGGCAGGTGGTGGCTAAAGGCCGACGCCCTGCTTGATGTTAGCGGTGGGTCGAGGACAAACACAATCGTCACGAACAACGCGGTAGTCATGCCTGGGTATGACCGGGAGGCAATCTCTTTTGCGACATACAGAAACAGTTACACCGCTGCGTACACGGAGACCAGCAGCGTGGCACCTTGCAGCCTGTTCAACGGCCCTGTCGTGGCTGAGTCAGGCGGCGGAAAATTCGACCTTGCTATTGGGTCATTGATCGGTAACTACTACGACTCCAGCGGAAACCTAACATCCAAGGCAGAAGTTGCCGGGTTTGTTAACCACGCACCAACAGCGGGCCTTGCTATCGACGGATACGGGACGCTCCTGCTTTCAGACTACAACGATCTTGACTCGAACATCACCGTCACGACAGGCAGCAGAGATGTCCCGGAAAACATCACTACCGCCGGCGAGTGGATCATCCACGTCGGTGACGAAGTTTTGTCAAGACCGCTGCTAAACGGCACCGTGTTCAACGTGTATACCGGCGGGGAAACATTCTCTTACCGTATTGGCGGGTCTGCCTGGAGCGGAGCCTTGGCGCCGGTCGGCAGGAGGATGTTTTTCAGTAAAGACGTAAACTATCCACCCGAAGTGGTTGGCGTCGGTGGTTGCCACGGCCTGATGTACATGCTCAACAATTTTGTCGGAGTATTTTGATGAAAACACAACCTATCGGGCCGTTCCTCGGGGTCAATAACCGCCTTCCTGATTACGCATTGTCTGTTCGTGACAAGGGAGACTGGCTGCGCGATGCGGTGAATGTTGACATCGACAACGCTGGCAGAGTGCGCCGTCGTGCTGCTGCAACGCTGGTGCAAGCCATGACGGGGGCTGACTCGCTCTACATGACGAGCGCGACGGCCGGATACCTTCGTCGGGGGGCTGCGATTTACGCGATCACCTTGCCGGCCTACTCCGAAACGCTGCTCAAGGTTCTGAGCGCCGCCGCGCCGCTTAGTTGGGCTGAGTTCAACGGTTCGCTGTACTACTCGAACGGAACGGAATCGGGGCGCATCGAGGGCGGTGTAGCTTACCATTGTGGGATGGCGACGCCGAGCGCGCCGACCTGCGCAAACATCACCGGCACGCTTTACGCCGGCACGTACCAAGTCGGTGTCAGCTACTACAACAACGTGACAGGAGAAGAGGGCGGCATCTCGGCGTCAAGCAATCCGTCACTGTCTGTGGCCGGCGGCATTCGCGTTACGCTCCCCGGCGCTTCTGCTGGGGCTACCCACGTCAACGTGTATTTCTCGACGGTCAATGGCTCGATACCGATGTGGATCGGAAGCTACGCGATTGGTACGGCCAGCATCGATGTTGCCGCAGAACCAACACGGTTGCGCGAGAGCGGAGGGCGATTCGAGACGCCGCTTCCGGCCGGCACGCAGATATTCATGGCGAACGGACGGCTCTGCTCAGTCTCCGGAAACCGCATCAACATCGGCTCTCCGGCACGTCCAGGCTACTACATCCCGATTGATGGCAGGCAGCGCGCCGAAGGTGCGCCGATGGACTACGGGTACATCTCCTTCCCGGCGCCGGTCGATCTGGTTATCCCAACACAGTTCGGCGTCTATGTGGCCTACGGGAACATCACGCAGTTCTTTGCTGGCGCTGACTTCGCCGCTGCGGAGATGGTCAAGGATGTGCTGCCATACGGCGCCGTGCCTGGAACCGCCTTCGTCGTTCCGCATCGGGAGAATCCGCTAGTCGGCTGGTTTGGCTCGCACGGCATCGTTCTTGGCGATCCACAGGGCACAGTCAAGGATGCGATGATCGACAATATCGACCTGACGCCGCCGGCATCCGGCGCTTCGGTGGTCGTTCAGTCTGACGGGCACAAGCGTGTCGTGTCCTGCGGCTGGGGCCTGAATCTTGAAAACAACGCGGCGACGCGCTACGAAGGGCTTCCCATCACTTCGACAGCGCAGGGTTATGTGACGATGCCGGATGGCCTCTATCGTCTTGCTGGCGCCGGCGAGGTTGATGCCCACGTCGACCTTGGCAAAAAAGATTTCGGCGGCGAGAACTTGAAGCACTTGCCGGCCTGTTACCTCGGCGCCGCTTCCGACACCCCAATGGAGTTGCGCGTCACCACGCCTGACCATGAGGACTATCGCTACGAAGCGCGGTCATGCTCTACGGATATGCGCATCCAGCGCGTTGATCCGGGCAAGGGGCTTCGTGCGAATTGGTATGACCTAGCCATCTACAATACTGAAGGTTCTGATTTCACGCTGGCCTCGGTCAGTTTTGCGCCGGTTGCTTCCGGCAGGAGGATTTAACCATGACAGATATTGTCAATCTGACTTCCCACTACATCGGGTCGCCGACGCCCGGTGTCAATCTATACCAGCTTCCCAATGCCTCGATGCAGGTATTGGAAGACATCATCAACGCGACATGGTCGGAAGGGCAAACGACCAAGGCCGATTTTTCCGCCAAGATCGCCACGGCGCTATCCGGCTTTCTTGACATCACGGCTACGCCACACGTATCGGCCGGCACAGTCACGGTTCCGACGATTGCGGAGCCGACAGTCACCATCCCGGCAAGCGTTACGGTCGACGACGTTTACAACAAGTGGGCGACAGAATACCTGAACCTTGCAACATGGCTGGATGGCAAATTCACCGCGTTCCGCAGCACTTATTTTCCCGATGAGAGCGCGGCCTACACCGCCTGCGAAGACTGGTTGCAAGCGGCAATCGCCAACCCCGAGGCCGGTCTTCCGCCGACTGTCGCAGCGCAGATATGGGGCGATGACGCAGCGCGCATTCTGTCTGATAAGACGCGCGCCCAAGATACCGTGATCGCGCAATTCGCCGCTCGCCGCTTTCCACTTCCGCCGGATGCCGCCGCCTCGGCTGTATTGCAGATCGAGCAGAATGCACAGGACGAGATGGCAGAATCAAGCCGCAAGGTCGCCATCATGTCGGTCGAGATGCAGAAGTTCAACGTCGAGAGCCTGTTGAAGTTGCGCGATCTGGCCATGCGAGATGCTGTTGAGTACGTCAAGGCGCTGGTATCTGCGCCGGAAATGACCTCCCGGCTCTCCAATATCGGATACGACGCGCAGAGCAAGCTGATTTCCTCGGTATCGTCGTTCTACGGCGCTCGCACAGAAGCTACCAAGGTCATGTCGGCTGTGGCGCAGTACAACAACAGCACCGCGCTTGATGCAGCCGTGAAGAATCAGATGGCCGACCTCACATTGATCGAAGACAAACTGAAGGCGCTGCTTGCCGAGGCGCAGTCTATCGCGCAAATGACTACGGCGCTGTTTAACAATATCAACGTCAGCGCATCGCTACAAGCGAATGGCGGAACAACCGTATCGCAGAGCGGAGATTTGTAACCGACCTGATATACTCTTACGAACCCAGATAGAAAGACGGCACCATGAGCAATATACAGAAGAACTTCAAGCAAAAGACCAAGCGCGGCTTGTGCATGGCTGTCGGCGGGATACTGGACCCATACGAAGGCATGTCGCCCGGGGATGTGGCGCAATATACCAACGACCCAGATGCCTTGAACAAAGCCAGCACGTTAAAGTGGGCTGCGGACGAGCGGCAGCGGCAGGCAGATCACCCCGGTCAGGCCTTCCTGAATCCGGCGCAAGCGGCGCCCGCTCCGACACAACCGGCGCTGGCTGCAGCCCCGGCGCCGACGGCGCCGACCGCGGCCCCGGCGCCGACGGCCCCGACCCCTGCGCCGGCGACTACGTTCGCGCAAGACATCGGCGCGCGTGACACCCGCATCCGTAAGTTGCGCGACTCGCTATCGCCGCGACCCGCCTTTGCCGATGGTGGCATTGTCGGGGCCGACGGCCTGACCGACGCCCAGCGCGCCAAACTATCCGGCGCACGCGCCAGCCTCGGAGTGAGCAACGCCGCCCCGGCGCCGACGCCCGCGCCTGCTGCCGCCCCGGCACCGACGCCCGCGCCGGTCCAGCAGCCGTCTGTTGGCGGCGCGATCAACAGCATTCGCGAGCGCCAGCGCATGCTGAGCAACCTCGCCACAGGCGGCGTGGTCGGCGCCAAGACCTTCGAGTTCGAAGGTAAGGGCACCGGTACTAGCGACGACATCCCGGTCAAGGTAGCCGGCAACCACGTCAATGTGTCTGACGGCGAGAAGGCAGTGATCCTGCCGGCCAAGACCGCCCAGAACCCACAGGCGCTGGACATGATCGAAGACGTCATCCAGCAGACCAACGGCAAGCCGCCTAACCGCGGTCTGCGCAACGGCGGCAGCTACGTAAACGGGACGATCGAAGGCCCGATGCCGTTACTCGACGACGAGGTGCGTGCGCGCTCTGCTGAAAACCTCGTGGCGCGCGGCCGCCCGCCCGGCCCGACGGTCACGCTAACCCCCGGCGGAGCGCCGATGGCCCCTGTTCGTCCTGCCCCTGCCCCTGCTCCTGCTCCTGCTCCTGCCCCTGCACAGATGGCACCAGACAACCTCGTGCAGCCGACTGCGGCCCCTGCCCCTGCGCAGTCGCGCATGCAGCGCCTGCAGCAGACACTGGTGGACGCTGGGAATTCCGTAAAAGCGAGGTTGACGCCCACGCCTACGCCGCCCGCGCCGACGCTCACGCAGCGGGCGCACACTGCCGGAAAGACCTTTGCGGAACGCGGGGTGTCCGGCTTGGCCAAGGACGTCGCAACAGGGGCAGAGAACGCGGCAAATACAAAAACCGCCCGGTACGGTACTGCCGCTGGTGCGGCTCTACAGGCGGGCGACCACTTCGACGCATTTAATGCCGATGATGGGACCGGATTTGGCAAGGGCAACAACACCGGGCTTACCCCGGTAGAAAAAGCACAGATCCTGCTGCGCGACGCCGGGGTAGTTGCCGGCGGGACGGCAGGGGCTATCGCCGGCGGTACCGGCGGGGCGGCGCTAGGGTCCGCTGTGCCGGTCGCCGGGACACTCGCGGGTGGTGTGGCCGGCGGCGTGGCCGGCGGCGTGGCCGGGGCGAGTGCAGCGGACGCCGGCATGGGCGCGGCGCGGCGCGGCTTGAACTGGGCCAATGAAAAACTCGGTGGCGCCCCGAATTACTGGGAAAGCTCAGATGACCTGATTCGTAAGTCCCGCGACTTTCAACAAGCACAACCCGGCTATCAAGAAGGCGCGGTGCAGCGCACCGCGCGCTCCGCCAACCGCGCGATTGGAGATCTCCTAGAAAACGTCGGGGTGATCTCTCGTCCTTCCGGAAATACTACCGGAGAGAACTACGGGAATGAGGGGCGTGGGAAAACCGGACGGAACAACGAACCGGCCAATGACACTACAGCACCACGTGACTTCGACAAAGAGGTCGCAGCCGCCGTGGCCAAGTCGGCAGCCGCCAAACCCGTCGCCCCGAGCACTGCCAACACTGACGCGGCGATGAAAGGCATGGTAGATCGCCGCACGATCCGGACAGCCAATGGAGACGTGAGCGTCGGGCGCGACAAGCGCGGCCAACTCAACGTGACAGCGGGTCTTGACGACTCTGCAGCTACGGAGGAGACCAAGCGCGCTACCGAAGCTGAGCGCATGACTAAGGACTTGGCGAGGCAGAAAGCATACTTCGAGGGCGAGGCCATCAAGAGAGACATGGCATCGAACGACCCGGCGGATGTGCAGCGCGGTATCCGCGCCCAGCTAGCCGCCCTCCAGACTCGTCAAGCGGATCTCGATGCCTCGACGAAGGGGGAAGAGCTGCGCCTGAAGGGTCTCGAAGTCGGGAACCACGCAAAGCAGCTCGAACTGCAGACCGATACCCAACGCCGCGCCTCCCTCCAGCAGGCCTCTGAGAACCGTCGCAAAGCGGTTGAGGACGCGGACAAGGACCGGACGCAATGGAGCAAGAGCCTCGACGACGCCTTCGTTGACCCTGCCGACACGAGCAAGGTCGACCGCGTCTCCAAGGCTGACTACATGCGCCAAGCAGAGCACACCGTCGCTCAACTCGGTCGCCGGAACCCCAAGGGTGGTTTCTGGAACCCGACGGCCAACGAACCCGTCGGCGTAGCCAGCCTCGACCAGACGCAGCAAGACCGTTTGATCAACCGCTACAAGGCGGTGCAGGCCGTCAAGGCATCGCAGAAGGGCATGCTGTTCGGCGGGGAGAAGGCCGACTCGCTCGACCTGTCCGACTTCGACGGCATCGATGGCGGGGATCACATCGAGTTTCCGAAGCTGAGCAAGAAATACGGTCGCAAGATCACCGTGCCGAAACGCGACATCGACACGAACGACGGACCGCGTTTCCCGCTGAATCCCGGCGTTGGCCGTACGCCGAACAGCACGCACATGCAAAGCCTGCTTGATAACTTGGAAGGAAAGTGACAATGGCGGGACTGACTGGCGTCAACTACTACACCCCGGGCGCAGATGCCCCGATCGCTGAGCCGTACGTCGAGCCGAACTACGGGTACGGCGGTAACGAGTCGCAGATCGTTCGCGGTCTGCGGAGCGCGTTCACCGGGGCGAAGGCAGGGCTGCAAGGTTTTGGGGCCTCTGCAGCTGACGCCCTCGGCGCTCACCAGACCGCCGAAGACTGGTATGCCAACGCCGAGGCCAACCAAAGACTGGCCGAGGCACAAGGCCCGCGCGTACGGACCATTCGCCAGATCACAGAGGGCAACAACCCGATCGGCGACACCATCGACTACGCCGCCGGTAAAGTCGGTGAGTTCGGGCCATACATGGCTCTTGGTGCTGGGGCCGGGATGGTGGCGCGAGGGGCCGGTGCTGTTGCGGGCCTGCGCGGGGCGGCGCTGCAACGCGCCAGTCATCTCGGTGCGACGGCTTCGTTCCAGCCGGTCATGGCAGGCTCCACTGCGCTGGAACTGCGTAACGACCGCGCCGCGGACGGCATGGGGCCGGGCGAACGCTTCCTGCGTGTCAACCTCGTCGGTACCGCAGAAGCGGCAGTCGGCGCTGCCGCCCCAGCGGCATTGGGCGGGCGCGGCATTATCCAGAACACCGTAGCCGGCGGCGCAGGCATGGCCGCCATGGACGTCGTCGGGCAGGCGCACAAGCTGCAGTACGACCCGGAGGCTCAGTTCAATCCGGAGCAGACGGGCGAAGCATTCGCTGGCGGTCTGGCGGGCATGGCCCCCGTAGCCGCTGCGCACGGTGCAGCAGCCCGTGTCATGGACGCCGGGGTAGGGGGCGCGCGAGCGACGGGAGACGCGGCCTTCACAGGTATCGACCAGATCACCCAAGCCGCCAAGGCGCTGGGCGGCAAGGCGTACGACGCCCTGCCGGAAGAAGCGCAGACGGCGTTGAAGGTTGTCGCGGCCACGGGCAAGATGACTTCCGACGCCGCCTCCGCACTGGCGCCGCATGTCGATAACCTCGGCTCCGCGGTCGCTGACGTGGTGCGCGGGTACTACGAGAACACCAAGGCAGACATCAAGAGCTACCGCGAAGACGCGGCCATCGGCATGCCCCCGAGCGCAGAAGACATCGCCACCGACGCCTACACGAACGCAGTCAAGGCAAAGGTGCACGTAAAGGAGGAAGCAGCCGCAGCAGTCAAGGCGTTCGTAGACGACCCGGAGATCGCGGCCCTCGGCGCCCCGGTAAAGGAACTGCTCGGCAAGGCCAAGAGCAAACTTGACGGCTTGACCAAGGTCGCCGAGATTATGACTGATCCGGCCAAGTGGCTGCACGAAGGCGAAAAGATGACCCCGACGAAGCTCGGGCAGATCAAGACGATGATGAACCGCCCGGAAGCGCAAGCCAAGTATTCCAAGGCGGTACTCGAACTACTCGACAGCACGCCAATGGAAGGCAAGAGTGCGGCGGAAGTCCGTTCGCTGGCCGAGCGTACGCGAGACGGAGAGCAACTGACGGACCAAGAAATCGCCCGGATGTACTCGCAGTTCCGGCTGGCCTCTAAGGCGCACCAAACCGCCGAGGACATGGCGCATGTACTCAAGTTTGATGAGCGACTGAAGGCCGGGCAGGAGAAAGAAGGCACGGAGCTTCCGACACAGTTCAGCCGGCAAAAGACCAAGGCCGCTGCAGATCAGTGGGCCAAGGACTTGGCGGAGCGCACGTCGGAGTCGTTCCGCAACCGCGTCGGTGAACATGTTCGGGAGATGTTCAACTCCTCCGACGTCGGGCAGGAACTACTAACCCGTAAAGGCGGCGCGGAACGCGAGATCGACGGGTTCATCGACTTCATGTCTGGCGTAGCCTCCGGCAAGAAGGGCTACGACACGAAGGCGGCTATCCGCATGGCGACCAACATCGTCGGGAGCTTCGGTGATGCCGGCAAGGCCGCTATCGACAACATCATCAAGGCCGGCGACCACGAGTTCGGCATGGACAGCAAAAGCGCCGAGCGTGTGGCCGGCATGCGCGACTCAATCTCCAGCATGCACTCCGACGCCGGGGTGATACGCTCGGGCCTGCTGAAGAACAAAGAGGCCGACCTCGCCGAGTTGGTCAAGGACGTTGAAGCGGTACGCGACGTTGACGCCAACCGGGAGAGTTACGAAAAGGCCATCGCGGCGATGCGCCGACGTGCCGCCGCAGCAGCCGATCCGGAACTCCGGTTCCAGCTGATGGAGAAAGCCAGCGATGCCGAGGACGCGCTGTACGCCGACGGTCTCGACGGGCTGAAGGACAAGTGGGTTGGTGACGGAGTGGTCGACGCCAAGAAGTTTGACGCACTGGTGGAGGCCGTCTCGAAGTACGCCAAGCACGAAGACCGCCTGACGAAGCCGGAGCGCCGGAAAGGCGATCATGCAACAGAAGCGAACCACGCAGCCGAAGACCTCGATAACATAGACACGCGGCGGGCTACGGCAGAAGAGGCCGGCGACGAGAGCCGTCCGGGCAAGGACAAGTCGGAAGCCGAGGAAGTCGAAGCCGCACGAAACGCCGAGCGCGGCGTGCAGGGCGGCGAAGACCGGGCTGCACCGATCTGGTTCGGTACTAACGCCTTTGAGGCCGGCGGACACAAAGCCGGTGCCATCGGCGCGCCGCTGTCCCGCCATCCATCGGGCGACCACGCCAAGGGCGACATCCCCGGCAACCAATACAACGACGCTATCGAGGCAGCGCACGCCAAGTACGGCCACCGCGTCACTCGCGCGCACGGTGTGCGCCCGCTGGCGTGGGCCGAAGAAATGGCCCGCACAGACGGCAAGAAGTCCGACTACGCCTACCTCGACGACGCCATGAAGGCGTTGCTCAAGGAAGATCAAATCCGACTGAAGAACGAGAAGCTGACCGAGGAAGATCGCAAGTGGATCGGCAACCGCGCCGCGCTGGCTGAACAGCTACTGGCTCAGCAGGAGCAGAAGGGCGGCATTGAGAAGTTCCCGGCGGCGGGCCACTTCTTCGCTGACAGCATGAATCGGAACTATCGCTACTACCGCGTGGAGCAGCACGACGCCTCCAACCTGTCGTACTCCGCCGAGCAGCTGCAAGCAGCGTACTCTGTCAAGGAGGGCGAGACAGCCGGGGCTTACGCCGAGCGCGAGAGCGCCCGTGACGGCGGGACGTTCGACAAGAAGGTCTACAGGAACAGCCTGCTGCCGGTGACTACCGCGAAGGGCAAGACGATCGAGGTCGACATCGCCAAGCTGGTGACGAACGCCATGAAGCACCATCAGTCCGGCGACATCACTGGTGTAGGCGAGAAGACGTCCGAGTCGAACTTCGCTCAAGAAATCCTGACCGCCTTCCACACCGTGACAGCTGCGCTGATGACTGGCGACGGCATGCACCCGACTGACCCGCTGGGTGTAAAAGATGCGTCAGGGCGCGTGTTCACGAGCGAAGACGCAAAGAACAAGTTCAGTGAGCATTTCGACCCGTCGCTCGTGGTGTTTCGTGACCCGACCGGGCGGGGGCTGCAAGAACTCGGCGAACACGTCAAGGTATCTTCGGTGCGCAACTTCTTCACTCTCGGCGACTTGATGGATATCAAAGGTGTCGACGTCGAGACGGGCCGTACGGTACGTACTGAGCAGAGCGCCAAGAAGCTCATGCTGAAAGTCGATGGCAAGGACGCCGCGCAGGAACCGAAGGCCCCGGGCGTATTCACACAAGGTGATCTCGACACCGTGCTGAAGAAGGTCGGCCAGACCAGCCGCGACGTCGAAGGGCGGCGCGATACCAAGTCTCGCGAGGCCGGTAACGAGCGAGGCATGGCGTACCGCGGCGTGACGTTCGACGGTGTGCAGAAGACGATCGACGTCAAGGCCCTGCTGTCCCGCATGATCGAGCGCAACGGCGGAGACGCTTTTGAGGCGATGTACAAGGGTGACATTCCGAAAGAAACCGCCGGGCACTTCCTGTACGAGGCGCTGGAAGAACTGAAGGCCATGGGGTTCGATGGTCCGCTGATGGACATGGCGCAAACCCGCTTCGACAACCTCGTGCTCTTCAACCGCGAGATCACCGGCGACAACGGGGCGCTGACGAAGATCCCCACCACCTTCGGCGCAGTCAAGAAGTACATCTCGACCGACCGGTACAAGGCGGAGAACGGCGAGCCTGTGCAGTTCCCGCGTGACCTACGCGATGCCAAGATGCGCGAGGCGCTGAACCTGCTACACGCCGCTGAGCAAGCCGAGCGCGAAGCAAAGGCGCGAACTGCGCGCGGGGCGGCGCGGGACGGCGATAACTCCCCACTCGGGGAGAAGACCCGTGCCGACGCAGTAACCAAGGGCGTCAAGAGCACCGAATTCGCCAAAGGCCAGATCGACGATACCAAGCCGGATGCGGCACTGAAGTATTCCCCGTCCGAAATCGACAACTTCCGTTTGGGAAGCCTGCTGCGTGAGTTCGGCGAGATGAGCCACGGCGACGCGCCGTTGTTCGATCGCAGCGCGAATCAGATTTTCACCAACGACTCGCAGGCGAAGGCGAAGGAACGCGGCCCGCTGACTGACGCCGACATCAAGGCGCTCAAGAAAGAAATCCAAGCCCACCTGTCGGAGAACGCAGAGTGGAATGCGCCAATCGAGGGCGATACCGCCAAAGACGCACCGCTCAATGCGCCGAGCACTCCGTACGAAGCCCCGCGCATCCCCGCCGCTGTCAAGCGCGCGGCCAAGATCGAGTCCGAAGGTGTCGTGACCAACAAGGCGAACCTGCTTGCCGCCGCAGAGGCGAAGCGTATCGAGGACGTGGAAGCCGCCAAGAAGGCCGTGGCACAACAACTTCGGGACCAAGCCAAGGAGAAGGAGGGACTGGAAACCCTCAAACGCGCCGAGGCCGGTATCGAAAAAACGGTGCCCGAGAAGGTCGCACCCGCACCGGAGAAGTTCGACGCGTTCGCGAAAGCGGACGAGTTCGCCGCTACTGAGCCGAAGACCGGCCGCGAGACCGTCGAGCTGGCCGGCAGGTTGAGTGACGAGCAGCTACGCGACTTTGCGCTTGCCCTCCCGCGCATGCGCACGGCCGACGGTACGCTGGCGCGGCAGGCGTACAACGTCCTCGGCGCCGATGGCGAGTTCGGCATGCGCCCGATGGCAGCATGGGCCAAGCAGCAACGTGACCGCGCGGGCATCCGCCTCAACCAGCGGACGGGTGTGTTTGAGGAAGTCGCACCTGACAGCGGCCCGGGGGAAGCCGCGTTCAGCAAACAACAGACCGGCGCCAAAGGTACGTCTCCCGGCGAAACCAAGGAAGCCCTGAAGAAAGAGCTGACCCGCCTGACCAAGGATGCCTTCGGCCTTGAAATGCCCGAGACAATGGGCAAGGACATTTCCGGCTCGTTCGCTGACAAGCTGATCAAGGTCTCGCAAGAGGCCCGCGACCCGCTCGGCACGCTGCATCACGAAGCGTGGCACGGTATCGAGAAACTGCTGGGCGACATGGGTCCGAACGGCAAGAAGGTGCTCGACGAAATCTACGCTCACACCAGCAGCAAGGAAATGCAGGAATGGCTGAAGACCCAATACACTGATGATGGCGGCGTGGCCAGTCAACTGACCGACAAGAAGGAGCGCGCTGCGTTCGCCTTCCAGAAGTTCATGGCCGGCGAGAAGATGCCGCTCGAAGCCGCGACAAAGACACGATGGGAGAAAGTGAAGGCATGGGTCGCCAAGATCGCCAGCAAGCTCGGCATCGAGACGACGACCACCGGCGAGCGCGCTGCGAACTTCTTCGAGTACGTGAAGGACGGCTCGTTCGCTCGCGATATGGAGAACGCCCCGGCAGTCCGCCGCGGCCTCGGCGAAAAGAACGGCGATGACTTGATGAACAGCGCTGCAAAGCACCTGAAGCCTTTCGTCGAGGGGTTCGAGAAGGTTCTCCAGCACAGCGACACCCGTATTCGCAAGCTCGACGTGCCGGAGTACAACGAGATCCTGAACCTCTACGCCGGTCAGAGCGGCAAGGGCGGCTACCGTAACGAGTACAACCGCAACATCAACAAGTGGTCGGCGAAGATCGACGCACTGACCGAGGGCATGGACGACGCCGGGAAACTGGCACTGTTGTCGTCGCCCGCGTATCGCTCCTTCAGCGGCCAACTCGAGAACTACATGAAGAAGGCCGGCGTGTCTGACAAGGACGTCCTCGGGCTGTACAAGAAGCTAACATCGTTCAACGGAGAGAAGGTTGCCGGGAACATCGAAGAGTTCATCACCGACCTGCAGTTGCACGGCGGACTCAAGGACAAGGGTGTCGCGGCCCGGAAGATCGCCAACCAAATCGCTGACAGGGGCTACTTCTACGACGGTGACATAGAGCTGTTCAAGGGCCACGACGACATCAAGGACAAGTGGATCGAGCGTTCGCCGGATGCGCGGATGACCCGATATGTCGAACGCGCAGTATATCTCGCCGAGCAGACCCGGGCGTTCAGCGACGGGAAGACAATGCGCGGCAAGCTCGAGGCGTTGATCGAGGCCGGCGGTGCACAGTCGGGGGCGGAAGGACGCAAGCTGGTCGAGGATTACACGAAGGCAATGGAGGGCCGTCTCGGCGAGGGCACGATGTCGCCGGCCATGAAGAAGCTGATGGGCACCATGCTTTTCGCCAACAACGTCACCATCCTGCCGATGGCCGTCTTCTCGCAGATGCTCGATCCGATGAACATGGCCTTGCGCAAGAACAGCATGCACGGCTCGCTTGACGCCCTGTGGCGCGGGGTGTCGGAAATGCCGAAGTCGTTCGACAAGCTTCGGGGGAATTACTCCAAGGACTACTGGGAGACACTGGCCAATCAAGTCGGCTCGGCACCGACACGCGTCATCACCAATGTGATGGCGAACCTGATGAACGGCATGGAAGTCGGCGGCACCGTCGGGAAGATGAACGAGGCGTTCTTCAAGTACAACTTCATGGACCAGTGGAACCGGTCGATGCACGTCGAGGCGACCAAGCACGCCGTCGAGTTCCTCCGTGAGCACGCAGAGAACATCGCCAAGAAGATGGGCGGCGAGGACAAGGACGGTACGCTACGAAGCGAACGGTTCCTGAACGAACTCGGGCTGAAGCACACGGACGTCAAGTTCAACAAGGCAGGGGAACTCGAACTGAACGACAAGGTAGAGAGCGCCATCGTCCAGTACGTCGAGGAGGCCATGGCCCACCCGGATGCCGGCAGCAACCCGATGTGGATGAACGACCCGCGCTTCGCGATGATCTCCCATATGAAGCGGTTCACCTTCGCACACGCCAAGTACGTGCTCGGGCGCGGCATGTCGGAGCTGTCCAAAGGCAACGCCTTCCCGATTGCACCGATGGCGATTGCCATGCCGTGGATGATGGCTGCAGACGGCCTGCGCAACACCCTGACAGGCTCGGAGGGGTATCAGGCGACCAGCGCACTGGACAGCGCCAAACACCTCGCAGAGCGCGCCGGGCACTTCGGTCGCGGGCAGTTCGGGCTGGACATTGATGAGGCAATCACACGCGGCGACAGCCCGGTGGAGGCACTGCTAGGCCCGACAGTGGAACGCTTCGGGAACATCGCGCGTGGATTGCACAACGGCAATGCGATCGACGGAATGACCCAATAAGCGCATGCACACGTCGTAGCGGATTCGCTATGACATGTGCTTGTCAGTTTCGCGTCAGGTTCGCAGATTTTCAGTTGGGCGGCAGCATTTTCTATTCTTCTCTTTTATCTCTTTTATTTTTTTAGATGAATGTATTTCTTCTTCTTCTATAAATAATAAAGAGTATATATATCAAGCACTTAGCGTGTCTTTTGTTCCGTATCCTCTTCGAGGTCCGCAGCGCACCTGTATAAGCGTTTGCTGATGGTCAGCTTCGTGTAAGGTTTCAAGCTCGGTCAGATAGGGAACAAACGGAACAGAATTAGCGCCGCCGAATATACCATTGCAATAAAAACAATGGCCCAGTTCCAGTCGGAAGGAAAGGTACGGCGCCTTCGGTCACCGGTTATTTGCCACCGCCAGTTTTATTTGCCTGACAGAGACAGTCAGAAAAAGAAAAGCACCCGAAGGTGCTTGTCAGGGTTCTTTGGCCCTCGAGTCGGAATCGAACCAACGGCCTACGGATTAACAGTCCTCCAGTCGAAACAGGCTGAAAGCCTTGCGCCAGCTAAAAAGAAAGGGCGCCTGCTGGCAAATATATTGCCGCTCTGGCGCCCTCTGAGGTACGATTTGGTGCGGACTCTCACGGGTCAATTCGCCGATTCACGTCAGCTTCTTCAGTGCTTTCGTGAGTTCGTCGAGGTGGTGCCAGCCATTGCGAGGCATGCTCGACAGGTTCTGCTCGAGACCGCGTAAGTGCATGGTCATGCTCTCAACGATCTTGATGATTTCAGAAGGGCCGAGTTGTGCGATGCGGTCGAAGTGCTCCTTCCACGCCTGCTCTTCCTTCTCTTCCGCCCATGCTTTTTGTCCGCTGCTCATAAGTCTCTCCCGACTTCCGCGCAAACCAACGCCTGATGGACACGTTTCACTGTTCCTTCTGGCAGACCAGTAGCGAGGAGAAATGCAAGAACGTCGCGGT